GAAGTTGCACAAATGGATTAGGAGTGTTAGGGTCAGACACTCGCACCCATTTATCTTCCGTGACAAATTGCCGATTAGTTAATAGCATGATCTTTGCCACTTGTTTAAAATATAATTCACCAAGCATTCGCGCTTTAAGGCTGATGCGGGAGCTTGCAAAACTTTGAATAAAGTTTACGCCAGTAGCAGAGCGACCAAATTGCTTACCAAGATTTGAAGCAACAGGAGCTGCGTTAACCATAGCAGTAGCGTTTTGAATGTCATTTTGAATGAAAGCCATTTCTTCCCGCGACCCTATTGACGGGTCCATGGGTGGTAACGGTTTAATTGCATTGACATCATTAGTCCAGATAACCCCATTCGGTCGTGAGAACAAGCTCTTAGTATTGATACCTGCCGCACGATCTGCGATCCACATGGGATTAACAGACAAATTGATATTATCAAGACGGGCGTTGCGTAACGTGTTAGCTTCTTTAATCAGAGATCTTACGGCCATAAGTTCTGGTATGCCGTAGAACTCGGACTCCCGAATGTAGTTAGGGCAGGCAACAAAGGGTTTAAATTTGTAATCGTAGAAGTTTTCTTCGCAGCGTAAAACTACATCTCCGTTTGCGATTACGATGATATACTCAGAGAATTTGCCATCTTGATTGATGTCAAAGAGACCCCAGTATTCCCAGATCTCTACTTGCCCTTCTTCTTTAATATCGCTTTTGTTATCGTTAAGCTTATCAAATTCATCTCGGTAAGCATCGCTGTAGTATGGGCGTGCCCATGCATCATCGCCTTTAACATTCATGCTAACTTCAAGCTCCTCTACGTTTTTATAGAGGGGGTTGTTTCTTAAGGCCGCCATTGTCTTGTACGTGCGGTGTACACAGCCTCGCATAGATGCTACGTCGCCTGGCTTTTTAATCGTCCAGTCTGGAAAGAAATCGTATATAGGGATGACCTCTAGGTCAGGGCCATCGAACAACACCTCTACTTTAGGCTGCTTGCTTTGGATGGGCAGTCCTGTGACTGGGTCCATTTCCGTTACCCGTCGCATGGTCTCAATCTCTTTATACCGGTACGGCACCTTTGCAAAGGCAGTACCGTCGAGTAACATAGCCTTAATAAATGCAGCAGTCTTAGATTGAAACGCCATCTCCTCAAACTGATGCAAATGAAAGTCAGTCATCGAATCTTCAAAGACCGCGTCTTGGAAATCTTGCCCCTTAAATTGTATAACAGAGCCACCTCTAAAGAAGATATCAATTAGCTGTGGCGTTTGGGTTTCAATAATCGTAAAGCCAAATGGCAATTTTAAGTTAGCACGTTGCACTACTGAGCGACTAGAAGGAGACCAGTTCTCGTACATTTCACGAGACTTGCGAGCAAGTTCGACATGTGATTCACGGTACTCATCGCTATTCTTCATGAATGCTCGAACTACACGAACAGCGTGCAATTCTTTATTGCGCTCTTTTTGCTCGTTTTCATCTCTTTCAAAAGGATTCTTCATGCGATTATCCTACTATGAAACCCGTTTCTGGGTCAATTATATATTCTGAAACTTCTCCGCTATAACGTTCTTCACTGGTATCCCAGTCACGTGAGCTGCTCATTTCTTCAGCTAAAGCTGCTGCCATTACAAGATCGTCGTGTGCATCGGCAGTTGCCTGCCTCTTAACGGTGCCGCCGCTTTTACCTGATATCTGTACGAAGGTTGACATCTCAGAGACTAGGTCCCGGTCTAGTATGATAAGCTTACCTTCTTTTGCAGCAGTCTTAAACTTTTCTGTAATCATTATCTTGGTCTGGTTTGTTGTAACAAAGCCGACCTTTTTTGTGGGCTTATTTGTCATCTCATCTACCGTTGAGCGCTTATACAGGTTGCGATAGCCCATTTCTTTTAAAACGTGGATGACTACGTGGCCGTGGTTATTTGCTTCAACGCAAGCCCAAGCGTTGTTATAAAACTTTCCAAGCTTGTATAGTTCTCTAGCAAAATCAGCAGGAGCAAGGTCACCCCAAATGCGAGCAACCAATTTATTAGTCTTGTTGTCCTTAACATATGCCGCCCCGTTATCTTGGCCTACCCCTCCACTAGGATCAGCGCCCATGGAGTACGTATGCGAAGGGTCAGGTTCTTCCCAGATAGCGATGCACCCTTTAGGATCGTCATGTATCTCCATCTTATTGCCATCAGCAATCAAGTGGCCTATGAAGATCGGATCGCGTGTATTGCGATCTTGCATCTTTAAGATGCCACTAGAGAATACGTTTGCATCGCCGGTTAAAAAACAATCCTGGTCGTTAGTAGGATACTCGTTCTCAAAGAGTTCCTCATCGCCACCGCACTTTGCTTCAATGCACCAGCGCCGCCAGAAGATATGGCTTTCGGTAATCTTACCCTTGTAGGAGTTTAATAATTCCCGCTCCCGGTTAGTTAACACCATATCACTAGGAGCATCCCAATCGCTAGTGTTTTCCGGGTAGTGCTTGTACCAGGGCACAAAACAGCCCTTGTAAGGAGCACTAGCTCCTTTAGCTCTCCAGCTTTGCCAAAGGCGATAAAACTCTCCTGAGCGCCCAGCAGCAGTAGATTCTAATGCAATCTCACCGTTATCAGGAACGCCGTTTAGCGACCCAACAAGCCGGTCTTTTTCGATACGCGCTGCTTCTGAAACGTGCATGAAATGAATCGTCTTACCACGGAAATCATGTAGCACAAGAATAGAAGACTCCAAGGGACGGCCAAGACCGTCAGTAGCAAAACTAAGCGCCGTGTTCGAGTCGCTCTTTTCCACCGGTTTATAAAGGTGTCCCCAGTCACGTATGAACCAATTGTAACAAAACTTTGTAATGTCGTTAAAGATTGTCTTAACAACTTGCAGTTTGTGGCATAAAATGCCGGTTCGCATGTTGCTTTCCCAGAGCGCATAGTCTAAGGCTCTTATACAGTTAAGGGTTGTAAACCCTACCTGTCGGCACTTCAAGATGATATTGCGAGTGTTCTTAGTTCGTAAGTACTGCTCTTGAGGTCCGTTGGGCACAAAAAACTTAGCTTGCTTAGTAAGCTTATCTTGTACACGATAGAGGTTTCTAACGCGTTCCTCGTGTCCTAACTCTAACATAGCATCCCGAAAGGCCAGCTTGCCCCTCTCTGGCCCTTCGAGTTCTGCTATCTGTAAAACCTTTGCATAGGCGTCTTGAAACTTTTTAGTGTAATGTTTTGACATTAGTATAACGCTTGCCAACCGGTGCTGCTATAGCCAAAATGCTTATTCAAGTTTTTATCATACACGATTGCACCTACAATGTCAAGTGTTAATCTTTGGGCAGTGGTCATTACAGGAATGCCTATTTGTTGTTCAATTCCAGATTCATCAATTTGATACAGTATTCCTGATTTCATATATAATTCTACGGTATTAGCTTGTGGAGCTGTTACAGCTTCTCGTTGATTACGCAGTCGTAGACTGTCTAAAGCATATACACCACGACCATCTTGTAGTTTAACAAATGACATATTAATATCTAACAATTAACCAAGCAACATCTGCTGTTACATTACCACTATGAACAATGTCAAAAGATCCTGTTGTTTTATTTTCTACATGAAAAGCATCAGAACCACTTTGTGCAGTTAAAAATACATAGTAGTTACCACTTGCAGCAGCAGTTGTGACTGTGACTGTAGATACTCCTGAAAATACTGCAAGACCCATAGCAGCATTAGTTCCAGTTGCAACTTTTAAAGTTTTACCAACTGTTTCAATTGCTAAATCCCCAGTTTTAATTGTACACTGGGTGGCATCATGTCGAATTCTTTCTGTATTTCCAGCAGCTAAAATAATAGTATTAGAAAGCGTGGCAGTTCCGGCTGCATTTCCTATAATTGTATTATTGCTTCCGGTTGTAACAGAAACGCCAGCATAGGGGCCTAAAAATATATTATCCGCACCATTTGTTAAACCATAACCCGCAACGTATCCAATACTTATATTGTTATACCCAGACCCAGTTTTTGCACCGTACCCTATAGAAGTAGTATAAAATCCTGTTCCCCCACTTTGTGATCCGACTGCTGTAGCAAGATTTCCTCCAGCTTTTGCATTATGTCCCGCTGCTAATGACTCTGTTCCAGCTTCGGTATATCTTCCAAGAGCGGTGCCAACAAGTCCAGCAGTCGCTTCTCTTCCTAAAGCGACACCCCCTTGACCAGTTGCTGTTGCCAACCATCCAAGTGAAACTGTTTCCGTTTTATCTGCAACAAGATAACCTGCTTGATATCCAACAATAGTATTTTCAGTTCCAGTTAAATTTGCAGGTTTTTCACGTCCAAGTATTACATTGTTATTTCCAAAGTTTCCAGAACCAAGCCCGGCGTATTGCCAGCTTAAAGTCCCACTTCCGTTATTAGCAAGAACCATGCCAGCGGATGCTTGTGCTGACGGAAGAACTAACGAATAAGATGTGGGAGAAGCGGGTGAGGAAATGCCCACATAGCCGGAAGTTGAGCCAGCAAATCTTGTTTCTCCCGAAGCGGTAACTCTTAATCTTTCAACGTGAGCATTAAGCGTTGAGCCTGAGGCACCTGCCGGAGCTGTTGCGATAATGACATCGCCTCCTTCACCCGTACCAGTTCCCCTGGCACCTGCTAATGTCAATGTACCTGCCGTAGCACTGGTGTTTGTGCCAGTAGCTCTAGAAGTCATTATTGTAAAATTTGCAAAAGATGTTACAGCAACTCCCCCAAACCCCAAATACATAGTTTCCATGTTAAAGGCGGTTGAACCTATATTCACAGAACCGCCGCCAGCTGAAGCAGCAAAACTACCTATTACAATAGTTCTATCGCTAAATGAAGAAGAAGCATTTGCTCCGATTACAACACAACCATTGTTAGAAGATGCACTGTTACCGATACTGACACTTGAACCGCCACCAACAGCGCTATTTCCAATCGTTACACCGTTAGTAAAAGTCCCAGCAGTACTGTGTCCAATTCGTATACAATTTGCGTCTTGGTTTCCCCCAGGACTGTTGTTACCGATTAAAATAGCATTGGATTGATTGGTAATACTATCTCCGGTAGTCCCTTGTCCGATTATAATATTGTTTGCACCAACTAAACCAGTAGGAAGCCCTTTTCCCAACACCATGTTATTTGCGCCGAGAGAGCCAGCACCAAGCCCGGCGAATTGCCAGCTTGTACTTGTTCCGTCAGTAACGAGCACTTTATTGACATTGCCAGTTTGGGAAGGATAGGGACTTGGTATCGCCGCTATAGCATCAAATACTGCATCACTAGAAGGAATTTGCGCTGTTGCGCCGTTTGTTACTGATTGTGATAGTGGTTTAAATGACATATTGTCCTCTAATTAAATAATTTGCCAACCTGTGCCATCGCAGACCAGCGTTATTGATTCACGATTGACTGCCATGACGTAGGTTGCAGCGCCATCAATTAATTCTGCGCTGTTAGCATCGACTGTAATGTTGTTAGTTGAAGCGCTTCCGGTTTCATCTTTGATAACATAAGTTTTACCGGCTCCTGCGGTTGCAGCGGCGGGTAGGTTAACGGTCTTTGCAGCTCCTGAGCAATCGACTCCTATGTAATAGTCGCTGACTGAAACTGTGATGACGTTGGCAGTACCAACTTGAGCATGAACAGATTTAACTTGTAATCCACTGTTTAGTTGCACTGGTGTAAAAAATGCAGCTTTCGTTAAATCAATTCTGAACTTTGTAGCGTTATTAGTTAATATATCAATTTGA